ATGAACATCGGCAATACGCCTCCCGCCAACTACAGCTACGCCCAACTCTCGAAAGTACTGGAACACAACCGCTCGGTTGCTCAAGTCAAAGGTCCCGAGGCGCCTGTGGAGCAGGAGTTCGCGGCGCATCTGGAGGCCGAGCAGGCGGTCGCCAAGGACGACGCGCTCAAACTCTCATTGAGTTTTTCCGCGCAAGCTTGAGGGCTGCCAGGGGAGGAAGCTCTTCCTGGACATTGCTGGCAGGAGCTTCGTCCGAGGCTGTCACTTCAGGATAAGTCTTTAAAAATCAGTTGGTTGGCTTATGGCGCCATGTTAGTCTTGCCGCCGCTGAGGGAGTTGGCGAGAGGCTGTGCGGCCCCTGGTTGAACCTCGGAATGACGCTGTAGATCTCTGATTTATCGTGTTTTTTTACCCTCGACAGCGAGTTGGGAACCGGGTTTTTTTGCCGGCTTCGACCTTGCTTCACAAGGACTGGATGTATATATTCCACTCCCTGCTTCAAGCACTGGACGGGCTGATGCCGATTGAATGTTCCAGTGCCGCGTTATCGCGCTACCGCCCGAATGGCGAAACTGGTAGACGCATGGGACTTAAAATCCCCCGCTCGTAAGGGCGTGCCGGTTCGATTCCGGCTTCGGGCACCATTTTCGATTCTCAGGCCTTACCAAGCCTTCTCAAAAATCCCCGCAAGGCCAATGCCTTTGGGGATTTTTGTTTGCATCTCTTAGCAACTCTTCTCACCCCTTCTCAATATTTTTAGTACATTGCCCAGCACATCTGAATTAGACAGCTCATGGTGATGTACTAATGCCCCTCACTGACACGGCCATCAGGCAAGCAAAGCCCAGGGACAAGGACTATAGCCTCAGCGATACCGCTGGCCTTTCCTTATTCGTAGCCGCCAAAGGCTCGAAAGCGTGGCACTTCCGCTTTTCATGGCACGGAAAGCAGCCGCGCATATCCCTGGGCACCTATCCCGAAATCACCCTCAAAGAAGCACGCGAGCGCCGCGACCAGGCAAGATCCCTCGTTGCGAAGGGCATCGACCCCAGAGCAGAGCGCCGCGATGAAAAGCGCGCGGCCACCACCGGCGCCGTGAAGACTTTCGAAGTCGTTGCGAACGAGTGGCATGCGTTCAAGTCTCCGCGCATGATCGCCGCAAAGAAAGGAGGCGTCACTCAATCTCGCCTCTACCTGGAAAAAGACTTGATTCCATCTTTGGGAAAGGTCCCGGTGGCCGACGTCAAGCGTTCCGATGTACTAAGCGCCATGCGTCGTATCGAAGCCCGGGGAGCCTTGAACGTGGCGCGCAAGTGCAGATCCTGGTTGAACGAGATCTTTCGTTTTGCAATCGCGTCCGGGTACATGGACACAAACCCGGCATCCGATCTAGACATCGTTGCTGTAAAGGAGCCGCCGGAGAAGCACAACCCGATGCTGCGACAAAGTGAGCTCAAGGACTTCTTGATAGCTCTGCGCCAGTTCAATGGTGCCGCATACACGAAAAGTGCGATACGCATCCTGCTGCTGACCGGCGTGCGGACAGGTGAGTTGCGCAATGCGACATGGAGTCAGTTTGACTTGGACGATGCGCTCTGGACCATTCCCGCAGAAGGCGTGAAGCAACTGCAGAAGGTCATCAGAGCAAAGGGAGGGGATAAGGTACCGCCGTATCTGGTGCCACTGTCGCGGCAGGCGGTAGAGGAGGTGCGCAATGTCCGCGAATTGACCGGCAAGTACAAGCTGCTGATTCCAGGCAGGAGCGACCCGAGCAAACCTATCAGTGACGGTACAGTCAACATGGCATTGAAGCGCATGGGATACGAAGGCCGCCTAACCGGGCACGGGATCCGCGCAACGATATCGACGGCCCTGAACGAGATGGACTACAACGAGGATTGGATTGAGGCTCAGCTTTCGCATGCAAGCTCGGGAAAGGTCCGCAAGACATACAACCACGCAGAGTACGTCGAGCAGAGACGCAAGATGATGCAGGAGTGGGCAGATTACCTTGATCGGCTCGAGAGCATCTAGATGTTACTGGGTATGCTGGCGCGCCGATGCGCGACTGGCTGCCCATTGCTCTACCTCCGAACGGATCCAGGCGACGGCCTGCTCTCCTACCTTGGCCTGGCGGGGGAACTTACCGCCACCAGCCATCCTGTAGATTGTCGAGGTGCTCAGTCCCGAGATGCGCCGTACCTCAGGCAGCCGGATGTATTCGATTACCACTGGTTCTGCACTCACGACTCACCCCCTTTGCCCATGGCGGCGTCGATGGCTTCCGAAACTGTCAGCCATAGCGTTTCGCAGCTATTCGGGAAATCAATTTCGCAACCATCTTCGTCAAAAAGCTCAACATATCCAGAGTCTTTTTCGATGCAGATCCGGACCTCCCAGCCTTCTGGTAGCTCGTGAGCGCCACGCTCGACTTGGCGATAAAGCTCGGCTCCTTTGCACTCTTTCTTGAGCCTCGCGATAGCTTCGTTCTGCGCGTCGAAGCCGGTGCGCAGGCCGGCGAGTTCGGCGCGGAGTTGGTCGCGCTCTTGCTCGGCTACGGATGCCCGCTCCAGAGCTCTCAAACGACCCTCTCGATGCTCATATGCTTTTTCAGCGATCTGCTGGATAAGCACGAGCGACTGTCGTTCTGCGGGGCCTTTTTCCGATGAGGCGGCCAAGTCGGCCATCGCATGGACCGCCCCCTCCAGCCGCTCGGCATCCTTGCGCAGCGCCTCGTTCTCGGCCTTGAGCTGAACGTTCTGATCTTCAAGTCTGGTCATCATGAGATGCCATTCAGGCTCATCGTTTTCAGATTTCAGGCGTTCGTTCTCGGATTTGAGCTGGTCGATCAGCCTACGCGAATGCTTGGCAGGCTCGAATGCAAGGCGCTCGTTCTCGGCGATCAGATCCAGGATGTTTTCGCAAAGCTGGTGATCTTCAAACATCCCAAGATCACTGGAAATACAGTGTTCCTCAGCCAGCCGCTTCAGCTCTTTGTAATCGCTCATGGCTTCACCTCGATGCTGCTCTTCTCTACCAGTTCAAGATCCCGCCATGAGACTATGGCGCAATATGCTTTTCTTCTTCCTTCGGCGGGAAATTCCACAAGCGGGTTATCCCATGGCCTAACTGGCATCCGGTAGCCTCGAATGCTTCCAATTCGACCGCCTTTTACTTTCTGCCGGAACTCCGCGAGATAGCCATTAATTGCTGATTCCTTTACCCGAACCTTGTCTCCCTTTTCAAACATCATGGCTTAACCCTCAGGCCCAGGGATTCGATGGCTTCTTCATGCTTCTTGCAGGCATAGAGATAGCCAGTATCGAATGTGTCATAGCCATACTTTTCCCCGCGCTCCGGCCATTCTTTACGGCAATCTTCGATACCGTCGTCTGGCAACTCCACCACCAGCGACTCGCGGGAGGCTTTCCAGGATTCCCACATAGCCCGAGTGGAGGCCCAGTAATAGTTTTCTGTGGATGATACCCAGCGGAAATCCCCATCTACGAGAGGATCAATTCCAGTTCTAGCCCAAGCCTCAAACTCTTCCCGCATCTTGTCGCTCATACCTTCCTCCATGCTTCACGCTGTGCTTTGTTCCAGCCGTCTACCCATCTCTGCTTTGAGAAAGGAGAGGTGTCATGTTCTGTAGCGAACGGGTTACGCTCGAGGCTTATGCCCCGTAGAAATGCGGCATAGCCCTGTTCGAATGGGGTTATCTTCTGTCCGTGCAGCTCAGCAGTTGCCATGACGGGCTACCTCGATAACTTGCCGAATGCCCAGCGCGTAATCCGCCGGCCGGCTCTGAGCTGATTGCTCCAGGTTGCAGATCACGGTCTCGACTGGCCCGCGGTCGTCGAACATTGACCGCGGCTGATGCGAAGCCTGCATCAGCATCTCCGCCGCGAACTTCCGGCCTTCTTGTAATTCGATGAGGGACACAAGCGCCTCCCGCCCGCCATCGCCGGCAGGCTTTCCGATTGTTGAGTGGGGTGTTTCAGATCGTGCTGATTGGCCCTGGCATTGCGCCTGGCTATGGTTTGCAGCGTTCGCCCGGTTCGTTGTCAGGCTGCTGCAGCGGCCGGCTTATGCCGGGCCGGGCGGACTCTTCAGACCTTCACTTGCCTTGGCATCATGGAAAACATCCATCTGTGCTGCGCCGGCGAGCCAAGCCTCTGCAATCCGGCGTTCAGCCATGGCGGCATAGCTCGGATTGATCTCACAGAGCAACGATTTTCGCCCCTCCTGCATTGCGACGAGGGCTGTGGTGCCAGCTCCGCCGAACGGATCCAGCACCATGCCGCCGCGGGGCGCGCCGGCCAGGACGCAGGGCCTGATCAGTTCAGGGGGGAACGTGGCGAAGTGGGCGCCCTTGAATCCGATGGTGGCCACCGTCCAGACGCTGCGCTTGTTGCGGGTGGTGTCGTAGTCGACGTCTGGCCTGCCTGGTCGATGCTGGCCCGTCTGGCCGTGATCGCCTTCGGTGTATTTCGTCTCCCGGGCGAAACTGTTGCGCCGGCTGCCGCCGACCGCCTTCATAGAGCCATTCGTCTTGCCCGGCACACGGTCACTACCGGCCTGGTCCTCCACGTTCTGCGCCCAGCGCTGAAGGCTGCTCCGTGCCGCCGGCTCGCGAATCGCATCCTGATCGAACCAGTACCGCGGTCCCTTGCTCAGCAAGAAAAGGTATTCATGGGCCTTCGTACATCGATCCTTGATGGACTCTGGCATCGGGTTCGGCTTACTCCAGATGATGTCTTGGCGCAGGTACCACCCGTCATCCTGTAGAGCAAAGGCGAGCCTCCAAGGGATACCCATGAGATCTTTTTGCTTCAGGTCTTCTGGCGGGATTCGCCGGCGCCCACGCAGCACCGCGCCTCGGGTCGCCTTGGAAATCGTGTCGTGCTTCCCAGCTGAGCCTTCGGGTGCGTAGCCGCCGGCGATCGAAGCGTATGTATCTCCCATGTTCAACCACAGCGTTCCGTCGTCGCGCAGCACCCGGCGTACTTCGCGGAAGACGGCCACCAGGTTGTCGACGAACTCCCCTGGGGTGTCCTCCATGCCGATCTGGCCGTCATGGCCGTAATCACGCAGCCCGAAGTAAGGCGGGCTGGTGACGCAGGTATGTACGGACTGATCTGGCAGCGTCCGCATCATGTCGATGCAGTTTCCGACCAAGATTTGATGTTGTTCAGTCATGTCCTTGGCTCCTTGTAGCCGCTGCTAATGGGTCATGGTTTCCAGCTTCTGCCAACGCGGAAAACCATCATCAGGTTGTGATGGAGGGGGACTTTGAGAACGTGGTCGTAGAACTCACCCTTTCCTGAGATGAACCCCGTCGGAACCTTGCTTTCTGCGGTCCCGAGTTCCCGCCAGCATTCTTCGCCACCGTTCTTTTCCCAGTAGGCGTGTTCTCGTTTCGGAATCTCGTCGTAGGTTTTATAAAACATGGAGTGGTCCGGAATGTCACAGATCCGGCGCCATGCCGGATGGCGCCTGCACCAGTCGGCGGCATGCTGAGACGCTTGCTCGGTAGAGTAAAATTCTTTGGTGTTTTGTTTCGTCATGGCCTTGGCCCCGTGTAGATGTTCCAGATTGCGAAGAGCAGGGCGGGGAGGATCATGGCTGCACCTCCAACGCTGCGGCCTTGCGCTTGCGCATCAGCTCGGCAACGTCACCCGGGTAGCTGATCTCCACCGCGCCCATCTCAACTGCGCGAGCGCGCTTGCTGAGGCAGATGTCGAAGTGCTCGCGGATGGTGCCTGCCTTCTGGATCCATTTCCGCTGTACTCCGATCTTGTCGGCCATCGACAGCAGTTCCTCACTGCTATCTGCGAACATGTGGCACATCTTCATGCGGCCGAACGTGGCGTTCATGTCGTCGACGTAGACGGTCATGGCCGCACCTCCTGCATCTGAGATATGACCGCGTCCATGCAGGTCTTTTGGACGGCATCGAGGATGGCCTGCGAATATGCGGCGCCGATCTGCGCGCACATCGCTCCAGATGCTGCAGCAAAGAAACCAGCCCACACCTGGGCCAAGTCCTTCTGCTCGCTTGCCCCGTTGTCGACGGCGCACTGAATGAACTCAGTCGAGAGCAGGGACCACATCTCATGGCCGAGCTCTACGTTTTTGTTGGGCATGACTTCGTCCTTGGCCGCTATAGCGGCTGACTTGAATGTGGGGGAGGGGTGAGGTTTTTGCGGGAGGAGTACAAATGTACTCCTAACGGGTTTTGTTGCCCTGGCGCGCATGAAAGCGCTCGTAGGGACCGTCAGGTAGGCCGCCGATTGCATTCGCCGCTTTGATCAGGATGTCGCCCAGGCGCATCTGGGCTTTGGGCGTGAAGTGCTTGAACCTGGTCCCAGGCGGGTAGTACGCCTCATGAGCCATGCGCTGACAGACTTTCGATGCCTCCTCAAGCCCACAGTTGCGCCCCCAGGCGATCAGCCTCTGGCGCTCAGGGTCTTCGAGCTGCAGTTCTTGCTTCGCAATCGGCGCACTCGGCTCTGCGCTGGCGGATAGGGCGGCGATAATGTCGACCTCGATAGCTTCCAGTTCTTCTGGAGCGTCCTGCTCAAAGCTGAACCGGCCGGAATCAACGACCCGGCGCAGCAACCCCTCCAGCACCGCAACCCGCTTCTCTGCTGCCTGGGCGGCTTCGAACCAGTCACGGCGCGAACCCTCGCGGTCGTTGAGCTGGGAGGACTGATCGTCGTCCTTCTGATCGGAAACGTTCAGGCGTTCTTGCAGGGCGTCGCGCTCGGCGGTGATGCGGTCGAAGTCGGCAACCCCGACGTATTGCGCATCATCAAATTCGGTTTCAACAACATGGCGCCAATCGGCACGAAAACGCTTCACTTCACTCATGACTCTTGCTCCCTCAATTGGCTTACAGGTACAGGGCAGGCGCCCCTGGTTGCAGTCGCACATGCTCATGACCGGCTCCCCTTGTAGATCGTCGGGATGAACACAAAACGGTCCTTGCCGTACTTAACGACCGACCACTCTTTATTCGTCAGTCGAGCCATGAGCTCGCTGAAACGGTATTGGCGGATCATGGGGAGTCCTTCCGGGTGGCCCGGGCGGTGAGAAGTTAGCTATGCAGCTTGTGAATCAACCTTGATCTGGCGCCAAGCGCCAACGGCTTCGAAGATCCGCGCTGCGTGCTCTTCTTCGAGCGAAACAGTGTCAGGAATGGCGATCCAGCCCGAGGCAACCATTTGCGCCTGGTTGGCCTCGGCGCGCAGCTTCATGTAGCAGTGCTCAATAACTTCTTCGAGGTGGTCGGAGAGATAGACGCCATCCGGAGCCAGCTCAATCGACTTGCTGTACCGATCACCCTTGGCATCAAGGCACATGGCGCTCATGTAGATCGTCCACCGGTGGGGGATGCCGCATACGGCCTGCCCGATCTTCCCAGGCGCGATGTTCTTGAGCGACTTGTAGTTGATCATTCCCTGCCGGCCGCTTGGGTCGATGTTCACGACGGCGACGTGGTTGGTGCGTACCAGGCCGCGACATGAGCGCTCGACCCGGGCCCGGGCGTTGTTAGGCTTGCGTACTTTCATAGCGCGTCAGCCATGCGTTTGAGTGCCCGGCGCTCGGCCAGGGTCAGGCCCTTCGGCTTGCGCTTGAGGACCGTTTCGGGGTCGATGTTCTTTGATCGTTTGGGCGGCTCTGGGTTGAAAGGAGGGCTTTCCAGGATCTGGATCTGCCCATCTGCAGCCAGAAACTGCGCTATCTGGGCCGATAGATCCACGGCGCTCTGGCGCTTCTGTTCGATCAGGGTTGTGTGGTTGCTGATCATGCTGCACCCCTCATGCGCTCCCGCATTTCCTTCTCAAGCGCTGCAAGCTCTTCCAAGAAGGTCTTGATCTCGGTTTCCATCTCAGCGATACGCTTGTTGTCACGCTCAAAACGGAAGCAGGCGTACTGCAGCTCCTCTGGCATCCGATCATCGAAACTGACGAAGTCGACCCAGGCTCGGCCAGTGCAGGCCATCTGGGCGAGCATTTGCCACTCGTATTGGCTGTCGTGGCATCCGGCTTGGATCACCGAGATATGAGTGGCTGTATGCGGACACTTGATTTCGATCAGACCATCTGCTCCGACAACACCGTCCGGAGATGCCGCGAATCCTACGATTAATGGATGGTCGATCAGGCCGACCTCCTGAATCATCAGGCCCTTGTCGATCTCGTAGGCCGAGCGGGCGACCGGCTCAAGCTCGGTACCGCGCTGTACTGCCGCGTTGCGGGACAGGTCGGGCCCGCTCTGGTTGCCAGTCAGGCGCTCGCAGAGCAGATCCATCATGTAGTTACGACGGGTGGCTGACGGCTCCTTGCCGCGTCCCTTGGTCATCACATCCTTAACCTTACTTGCCGTGACCTTTCCCAGGCGGGCGCGAATCCACTCATCAGTTCCCTGCTGCATCTGGCACCTCCTCGAACTCTGCTTCGACTGGCTCGGACAGTTCTTTCTTGCGCTCGTCCTTCGCTTTGGTGAGTGCTGCGCGCTCCGTCGGGAGATCTTTCCAGGCCGCCGTGAATGCCGCTTGCAGCTCTTCCATCGACTGAGCGTTACGGATGGTCTCGATAGCTGGATCTGCATCTACAGACGGCCCTGGAACGTCGTTGGTGACGATCCGCTCAGCCTCGTCCTGGTCGTAGATACCGGCAAAGCCGAATGCCAGACGCGCACATTGGATCATTGCCTTATGGCGCAGCATGCGGCGAGGGTGGGACTGCCATGGCTGCGTACTGCGCTTGCATTCAGCCATGTACTCAGTTGCGCTGATCGCGTGGCCACGGTCCTTACGGTAGATCTTGCAGGTGCACTCGGTGCCGTCCTTGTCCATGGAGAACTCCATGCCGTCGAACGCCGGGTTCTCGTTGATGATCCTGGCCCAGCCGTCAACGCCAACGACAGGGACGATGCCGCCCTTGTCCGGAAAGGCGTAGATCTCTTTGGTCCACGGGTTCAGGCCGTATTGGTCAGCAACGATCATCAGCGCCTGCATCTGTGCATCTGTGACCTGGCCCTTGAATGCCGTGGCCTTGAGTGTCGCCATCATTTCCTGAGGGTCGACACCGAAACGCTCGGCCATTCGGCCTGACAGAGTCTTTGGTTTGATTGTGGCTACGCTGGTTGCGGACATGACTATCTCTCCGCGCCACCGGAGAGGGGCGCTGTGAAGGGGGTTATTGGGTGGCTTTGGCGATGGCGGCGCGGGCCATATCGTGCAATTCAAGCTCTGTCGATGTCGGTGGCTCCCACCGAGTGCCGCCGCCATACACCTCAAGCATTCCTTTCAGCGATTCCAGCAGCTCGGGCGCGTCGGCGATCAGCTTTGCGTTGGCGTGTTGCTGAGGCCCGTAACCGCCATCGGCCCCGGTAGGTCCACATGCAGCTACTTCTTGGATCACACCTCCACCTCCAGGAATTCGAGACTCTATGTACTTAGTCATTGAGCCAGTTATGAACCATGGCCCTGGCGTGTGCTTATTCATGTCGTATACCTACTGTGTGACGCGATCAGCAATAGCGCCGAGCAGCATCAGGAGTGAGAAAAGGAGTAGAACGGGGAGGGGGCCGCGCCAGATCAGGATTCGCCGGGCGCGCTGGCGGGAGGTCACGGCTTAGGCTCCAATGCTTTGATAGCCGACTTACCCAATGCTCGCAGCGAGCGGCGGAAGTTGCCGAGATCGCGGCGTGCCTTCTTGCGCTCCCTGACGAAGTAATAGGCCCTGGTGCAGTGGACGCATCCTTGCTTGAGCAGGTAATCCATCACTTCTTTGTCATTCAGGCCGCGATCTTCGTCTTGCGACCACGTTCGAAATGCGTCCCACATATGCGTCTTGCGGCGATTTTTCTCGTCATACAGGATCTGCCAATGCTCTTCGCTTCCGTTTGGCCAAGGAAGATCGCCAAGTTCGGGGTGTGGATTTACAGGCTTCGGTCCAATCAAGTCGAAGCGGTTCTCGCATCGACCAAGGTGAAGACCGATGTCGGCTGTCAATGACTTGATTCGCTGCAAGACCGATTCATGAGCGGCCAAGGTAATGAGTATCGAGCGCTCAAGTTTCATGCCTTCATCTCCACCGAGCAGCGCCACATCCCACGAACGCGAGCCGGCTGCTTGATCCAGTTCACATCCCCCAGAAACGAAAACCCCTGCATTTGCAGGGATTCGGTGAGTCCTTTGAACGATCCGGCGATGATTGTCATGCTGCCTCCTTGCGCCGCTCAACGATTCGCCGAACGCGCTCACAGTAGTGTTTGAACTCTTCTGCATTGATGATGAGGATCGAGAAGTAGTTGACGATGGTCGTCTCTGCCTTGGCTTCTTCGATTGCGCCGGCGCCGGGAAGCAGCATCGTTTCGATAACTGCCTCAATGGCTCTTACGGCGATTGCGTGGTTGTTCATAGCGCGTCGTCCTCGGCCTGGGCGATGAGGCCATCAGCAGCGAGAGGGCGCAGGAGGATGCGTGCGACCTCGCAAAGTGCTTCCTTGTGGTCTGGGGCACAGATGGCCTCTATAGCAGCGCCCTGGGCGTCTGACGTATCTCTGCGTACCGCGGAAAGGATCAGCCGTCCGATCACCGACGGGCTACTGACGTTGTCCATCACGTATTCATCCACGGCCTGGGCGAACTGCTCTTGCGTCACACCCTGGGGGCTACGCATCCGGCGCTGAAACTTCACGTCCTGGCCGTCCAACAGGTCATATGCCGCGTTGTCGACCCAGATCCGCTCAGCCTCCTCGGTATCCACCGGCTCCGGAGGCAGCATGGCGTCATACCTGGCTTGGCATATCTGCATTGCAGTGTTCATGGGTGCCTCCAGGGTGCGTGGATTATTCTGGGATGACGCGGTACCAAGCCCGCCGACCGTGGTCGAAAGCAATTTTTCCAGCCTTGCGGAGCGCTTGAAGCCTCCGATCAGGTACTCGCCACGAGTCAGAAGCTCGTCCGCAAAACGCTACGTTTTCCTTCTGGGTTCGCCTGACGATGCTGTCGAAGTCGCGGAATCCGTCATCGATCAGGGTAAGCAGGATCTGGTCATACTCTTCGTATTTGCTCATCTGGGTTACTCGGTGGGCGGCTCGGGAAACATCTGCCAGTGAGTGATGGTTTCAAGTTCCATGAAGTCGTAATCGCCGCCGTACAGTTTCCAGCTTCCATCCTTGCGCATGTGCCCCATGGCAAGGCTGCCCGGGTCATGGATGCTGGTTAGCAGGAGCGAATGGGAGACCATGGTGTGGTCGGTAGTACACTCGTGCGGGCAATCCGGCAGCCTGTCGCTGCACTTGATCCAATCGCTCATGGCGACCTCCAGTGTTTGGGGTTAGGCGGATTACTCGTCTGGCTGCTCGTCGTAAGTGACATAGCCCAGCCAAACAAGCTCGTTCATTGCCAGCCAAAACTCTTTGCTGACTTCGAAATTGCTGGCCCCTCCGCTGATCCAGCCGCTAGCGCGCCAGTCACTCAGGATTCCTCGTTCCTCACTATTGATCTTGCTTGGCTCAATGTTGTCTCCGTTGACCAGGCAATACTGCGCGTAGGGCATCAGGCGCAGTTCGCGCTGACTGATTTCCTTGCCAAGCAACTCCAGGGCCTTTGCCTTTATCTGGGTGGTGAGTTGTCCTCGCTTAGCCATTTGTTCTTGCTCCGTTTGTTGGTTTCACCTGTATTCGTCAGCCCTCACGCACGGCTGTTTGCCGATGGGCGCCGGGGAGTGCTGACGGGTAAAGGCGGGGTGGTGGGCCTGGCCGGATTTGAACCGGTCTGTCCTCCGCTTATGAGGCGGACGCATGTACCAGATATGCTGCAGGCCCAAAAAGGAAAGCCCCGTTGGACGTTCGGGGCTTTCACAGATGCCGCTTTAGGGTGTTGCTTCTATGAGTTCCAGTTATTTGGGGCGGGGCAGCCAATGCCAGAACACAAGCTGACCCTTGGTACAGCCCCAGGCCTTGCGGTTGGTTTGAGCGGGACCGGTGGACAGCGTTGCCTCAATTGGCGGTTCTGGCCGCACATGGCGAAGCGCTGCGCCGATCAGGAACAGTAGGAGCATGGTGATCTCCAGTGGGTTGGGTGAGCAGGGCGCCCCGAAGACGCCGCTCGCTGGTGCAGATGGCCGGTGCTGATCTCCGGCTTGCTGGTGGCTACCCTCCAGCGCGTACAAGGGTTCACTTGTTTCCTTTCGCGCCTAACGCGGGTGTGATCTTGAACAGCAAGAGGCCACTCGGTCGTTCACGCTGCGCATCAGCCTGCGCATTCATCTGCTTTGCTGCGTTGATGCAGGGGGCCGCTCTCGCGGTGTGTTCTCGTCCGCATCGGAAGTCACTGTCGCCCTTGCCATACCCGCAAGCGGAGGCCCTTGGTTCATCCAGACAGTGACTTCCGATGCGCCCTGGTGCTGGGGAGTACCAGGGATCGGGCAGTTAGCGTGAGGCTCACGTTTGGCGCTGGTTGTCAGGTTGGATGGCAGTTCGTCTTTAGAAGCGAACTCCTCAGATAAAGATCTGCTACTTCAGTGAGCTGCTTGGAGTAATCGTCCAAGAACTTCTGATCACTTAGGTCCTGATTGGAAAACCGGGTGTGAACGTTTACATCATGTCCCTTCAGAGAAAGACGAACGCAGATTCCATCATCGTCGCGTTTGGTTACTTCCTCGATGTACCGCGGATTGTTCAGAATTCCCATTGATCACCTTCCCAGCTCATCAGATGCGGTGACCGCTCGCCTTGGCCTGCTTAGCCATGCTGTGCCACACGGTTGCTTGAGTCTTGTCGCCGGCAGCCAGGCTCTTACGTGCCTTGGCCAGCAGTTGTTGCACGAGAGGTTCATTCATCGTTGTTGCTCCGGCTTTCTGATGATTGGCATGGCATCAGGCTCAAAATTAGTAATTCAACTACCCGTGGGTACATGTGAATTTTGAGGGCTAAACTCCTGACGTCTTTGATGTGCTCGCGGAGCGCAAGGTCGGCGAGATCAGGACTGGCTTCAAGTTCTGCTATCGCTTCGTTAAGGCCGCCGAACCACCTCTCAAGCTTGCGAGCGCACGCTGCGGCAGTTTCGTTAACCACCTCATCACTCACGCCAAAGACTGAGGCGCTCACTTCTTGGCTCGCTTTGCTACTTCAGCTTTGCGCTTCTGGTGCTCTTCAAAATCCGCCAACGCTTGCTTGATCTCTTCTTCAGTCATGGTCTTACTCCGTTCGTGGCTTTCGAATGCCTCCAGGGGTTGTGGAGGCATTTGTAAAACCAGCAAGAGGGGTGAATCAGCACCCCTCGGCCCGGGCTCGCTGCTGGCGACAGCCCTGGGCTTCTTCTAGTTGTTGACTCCGGCCGCGGACCTCCCCGCCAGATAACTGATTACGGTGCTTTACGCTGCACACCCGGGTCAGTTGCCAACCCTCTGAACCGTTTAGGCCGGTTCATCGCTGCCTTGTTGCTGGCCGGTGTTGTCCGGCGTTGGAGCAAATATGTACCAACGGTTCACAGTGGTCAAGTACCAAAAGTACATATTTTTCTCGTGGGCATAAAAAAGCCCGCAAAAGCGGGCTGGAGATTGAGGTGAAAGCGTCTAATCGTTCGGTGAATATGGATAGCCAAGCTCTCCAAGATATTGATCTTTCATGGCCGCCATCTCTGACAAAAGGCGCTCATTTTCAGCGCTCAAACGGTCATAAGATCTTTGCATATCTGCTAGCTCAATCTTGTCAGCGTGTCTTTCATCTTCCAGTTCTTTAATGCGCTCTCGAAGAGGGGCCACGCGTCTCATCTCGAAATAGATAATCCCGAAAATTAGCAGTAAACCGATCACTTCCATTATTGATGGTCCTTAAAGCATGCCGCCGCGCCAAATCACGCGCCCGATGATTCTTACTTCTTCCAAGTCATTCTGGCTTAGCTTTTGATCACCAAACCGTGTTTTGTCAGGGTTGTCACTGCGAATCAGCCACCCTTCGAAATCAGATTGAATCAGGCGCTTGACGATTGCCCCTTTGGCTTCGCTATACATGGCAAAAATCTGACCATCCTTCGGCTCGATCTTGGAGCGGTCGATCAGCAGTACATCGCCGCTGTTAATAGTGGGTTCCATACTGGATCCGTTCGCGTAGATCACGTCCAGGTTTTTCGGGTTGAGCCGGTTTAGCCTCAGCCATTCTGATTTGAACGCCAGAACTCCGCGGATTTCGACATGTGAATTCTCTTCGCCTTCGCCAGCCGCTGCCTTGGCAGTGTGCTGGTTCACACCGGTATATGACGAATCACTGGCGAGGTCAAAAGCGCGGTAGGTTGAGGATTCCTCCCTAAGCATCTCAGGCTTTTCAATCTTTGGCTCTTCCCGCATTGATCCACGGCCGTATTCAAGCCATTCAACTCGAACGGAAAGGGCCTTTGCGAGCGCAAGCATTTTTGCGCCGCCTGGCATCGATTCTCCATTCATCCATTTGCTTGATGCCTTCGGGGTGACTCCGGCCATTTTTGCCAGGCGAGCGCCCGCTCCCCATTCAGCCATCTCATTGGCTGCGAGGGCTTCCTTTAGGCGCATAACAAACGATTTGCGTATTTCTTCTATCTGAACCATGGGTTCATGGTCGCATGCGCTTGCATGTACTTTCAGTTCCGACATAATATGTACTGCAAGTTCATAATTGACTCGGAGGCCTTATGCGGCCGCTCAAGAAAGCGATTGAAGATGCCGGTGGGGTTACGACTGTTGCCTTGGCCTGCGGTAAGACGCCGCGGGCGATCTACAAGTGGATCGTTGCCGACGCTCTTCCGCGCACCGAGTACACCGGCGAAACCCAATACGCCAAAAAAATTGCTGACCTGGCTTCCAAGAATGGCAAGCCATTCAAATCTGCGTGGCTGCTTGAAGTCGCGCATCCCAAGAAATCAGCGGCTTAACCACTTCAAGTAATCAAGGAGCGACATCGCATGTACGCCAATCCCCGCCACTTACATGACCGCGAGATCAAGGTCCGTGTAGACGAGGACACCTTTGAGTTGATCCAGGCCTTGGCCAAGTTCCACCGCACGCAGCGGGCAGTTCTGTGCCGCGATCTGCTGGAGGCTCAGCTCGCTGCTTTGGCTTCAGAGGATACAGGTCAACAAGACGTGGCCTGAAGGCCCGCAGGAGTCCCTATGCCTATGGAAGCGGTCCTGCTTGAACAGAAACAGATGCAGCAGTTGGAAAGAGAGGCAGAGAAGCGGGGAATGACCTGCGAGGAACTGGCGGCTGAGCTGATGCGTCGGGAGCTGGACGACAGGACCAAACCCCGAAACCCAAGGGGAAAGATTGCACCGTTCCGCCGGAAGGGCTGATGAGGCCCTGAAAAGTCCGCCCGAATTTTTGGCACAAAAAAGCCGACGTACGAGGTCGGCTTCTTCAACAACAACTAGCGAGATGGATTATGCACATGCCAAACGATGCTAGCAACCCTGCAGCTTTTGTATCGCATGCACTGAGCTTCCACCAGTCGGCCGCTATGCATGCCGCCAGGATGGTTCGATTTCAGTACACGAAGGAATCCAAGACCAAGTTCCGGCGTGAGTGCCTGGATCACCTGAAGGCATCTCTGAACCGTGAAGAAGGAGCGTCGGCATGAGCAACATTGTCCCCATTCAACCACGTTCAACCGGCGGGTTCACCCGTATGGACAACGACCTTTATGAGGCCCTGATCCGGGCCGATTTATCAGGGCGCGAGCTTCGTGTTGCCTTGGCTATCCATCGTCAAACGGCTGGCTACAACCTTGATAGTGCTCGTATTGCCGCTTCCTACATCGCTGAGATGGCCGGCATTCATCGCGAAGACGTTTCCCGCATCATCGGTGAGCTTTTGCGTCAGCGCGTCATATACCGCAATGGAGGAAGTAAGGCGCCTATCGGTATTTCTCCATCGTCTGAATGGAAAATTGACACGAAGAACAACCGTAAAACCGAGCAGAAATTAACGCCACAGTGTGGCGTTTCCACCACGTCCTTAGTGGCGTTTCCACCACACAATAAAGACATAAATACAAATACTACTCCTAACGGAGTAGTCGTTGACGCCGAGCGCCAACCTGATCAACCCGAAAAGGTTTCTCGGCAGAAGCCAGCCATGGAGTCTTGCCCGTATCAGGCCATTGTCGACCTGTACCACTCAGCGCTGCCTGAGCTGCCAGCGGTGGCAATCCTGAACGATGGCCGCAAGCGCTCCCTGCAAGCCCGGTGGCGCGAGAGCGAAGTGCACCGCGACCTGCAGTTCTGGGCTGAATACTTCTTCCAGGTCAAAACCTCTGACTTCCTGATGGGCCGAGTCCCTGGTCGAAATGGCTCCAAGTCATTCCGCGCCACGTTCGATTGGCTGATCGCCCCGAGCAACTTCGTGAAGGTTGTGGAGGGCAATTACAATGCGTGATCCCTACAGCATCGAGGCCGAGCACGGCCTGCTGGGCGCGATGATGCAGCGCCCTGAGCTGATCGATACCCTGAGCGACGACCTGTCGGCCGAAGCGTTTTACTTCCCTGAGAACGCTGAGGTTTACCGCGGCATCATGGCTGTTCGGTCTGCTGGCAAGTCTGTTGACTTCCTGACGGTTTCGGACCAGATCACTTGCTTGCCCAACGGCGACAACGCGCTGGCCTACTGCGCCGAGATCGTGAAGAACACGCCAAGCGTGGCGAGTGCCGCGACTTACGCCGGGATTGTTCGGGAACGTGCCATTGACCGGGCGCTGTACGACCTAGGCAGCCATGCCATGGACATCTCCCAGAGCGACCAGGATACCCAGGCCAAGATTTCCGCGATTCAAACGGCGGCGATGGCTATCGACAGCGGCTCTGGTGCTGACGAAGTGGTGAAAGCCTCTGACGTGCTGGTTGGCCAGCTTGAAGTCTGGCAAGAGCGTCACGACCGTCATGCAAGCGGACAGACGCTGATCGGCCTTTCTACTGGACTGGACGACTTGGACGAGAAGCTGGGTGGCCTGCAGCCAGAACAGCTGATCATCGTTGCCGGCCGTCCAGCCATGGGCAAAACGACCTTGGCCATGGGCTTTGTTGTTGATGCTGCTGTACGCCAGGGCAAGTCTGGCTTGGTGGTTAGCCTGGAGATGAGCAAAGGCCAGCTCATTGATCGTGCCACTGCCTCAGAGGGCCGTATCCCGCTCAACCTGATCAAGAACGGTACCGCATGCCAAAGCCATGGCGAAAGCCTTGGTGTGGCTGTCGCAAAGCTCAAGAAAGCCAAGCTGTTCATCGCTGACCGCGCCGGCGCCACCGTTGGCCGCATTCGCTCGCTGGCTCGCCGGCACAAGATGCGTTACGGCTTGGACATTCTGATGATCGATTACCTGCAGCTGATGGAAGGTGAGGGCGGCAACCGTACCGAAGAGGTCAGCAGTATCAGCCGTGGCTGCAAGCTACTTGCTCGGGAACTGGGTGTTCCAGTTGTCCTGCTTAGCCAGCTTTCCCGCAAATGTGAAGAACGCCCAAACAAGCGCCCGGTACCTTCCGACCTTCGCGAATCCGGCGCCATCGAACAGGACGCCGACGTGATTCTGTTCGTGTACCGCGATGAGGTCTACCACGAGAACAGCGACTCGAAAGGCGTTGCTGAAATCATTGTGGGCAAGGGCCGAGACGTTGAAACGGGGACCGTTCGGGCGGCTTTTCTGGGCCAGTACAACCGGTTTGAAAACCTCGCCGCCGGATGGAAGCCAGAGCCTATTGAGGCCCCCGCAAAAGTCACCCCCCTTTCCAAGCGCTATGCCAGCAAGGAGCGTTTTTGATGACCTATTACGCGATGGTAGCGCTCTTCGTTTTCGGGATGTTTGTTGGCTCAGCTATGGAAACAGATTCAAAGCCAACGAACATCCAATGGTGCTGCCTGGTACTCATCGCTGCTGCTTGGCCTTGGATGGCATTCGTAATCTGTAAAGAATGGTGGGACAAGCCATGACCGACAAGATCAGCGTGAACAGCGCCAGCAAACTCTCCGAGGCCATCACCGTCCTGACGGCGATGTACCGGGAGAAGAAGTTCGTAGTCGTCTCTCTGCGCCCAGGCAAGGACCGTACCCTGGACCAAAACGCCCTGTGGTTCGCCCTTTACCAGCGCATCGCCCAAATGACGCAGATCGGCGACGTGGAAGACGCCCGACGGTACTGCAAGCTTCACTTTGGCGTTCCGATCATGCGCGGTGCTGACGCTGACTTCCGCGATGGCTGGAACCGAATGTTCCTGCACCTGCAGTACGAGCAGAAGCTTGAACTGATGGGGCCGTGCTCGATCTTCGGCCCTGACGGCTTCCCAGTAACTCGCCTGTTCAACCGCGCCCAGGGCATCGCATACACGGACCAGATCGTGGCCGAGTTCAGCGCCAAGGGCGTCGTTTTCACTGACCTGCTGGGGGAGCAAGCCGCATGAACGCCTCCAAGGGTTTCAAACTGTTCGCTGCATTTTTGATGGTGATCGCTATCACGGCCTATAGCGCGAAGGCGATGCCGGTGGACGGGGGGATTGTGTTCCTGATGGCAGTCGTGACTTTCCTGCTCGGTTACTTCGCAGGGGAGGATTGCTGATGCTCGCTGCCAAACAACCCCGCCCGAAGAAGTGCAAGAACCCAGCATGCGGCGAGAAGTTCGTCCCTGCGCGCCTGGGGCAGGCCGTGTGCAGCCCAAGGTGTGGCCTTGCGATCAAGGAAGTGAACCAGGAGAAGGCGCGCAAGTCGCTGGCCGAAGTAGGGCGCAAGGAGCTGAGAGCCGCAAAGGAGCGCGTTAAGCCTCGCTCTCAGTACATGCGTGAGGCCCAGACTGCATTTAACGCCTGGGTGCGCGAGAGGGACTCCAAGCTGCCATGCATTAGCTGCGGTCGCCACCACCAGGGCAAGTATGACGCCGGCCACTACCGCACCGTCGGAAGCAATCCGGCCCTTCGCTTCGAGCCTCTCAACTGCCACAAGCAATGTGTCCCTTGCAACCAGCACAAGTCCGGCGACATCGTGAACTATCGGATCAACCTGTTGCAGAGAATCGGCGCCGAGGCCGTTGCCTGGATCGAAGGGCCTCATGAGCCCCGCAAGTACACCACCGATGATCTGAAAGCCATTAAGGCCGACTACCAGGAGAAGCTGCGCGAGCTGAAGAGGGCGATTGCATGAACATCTCCCGAGTTCAGCTCTACATCATCTTCATGCTGATCATGTGGGGAGCTGTTCTCGGGATAGTGCGTCATCTGTACCGAACCCGCTCTGAGTGGATTCCCAAATGGAAGAGATTTAAATAAAAACTATCGATACGCCATAAATCGATAGTATAAATCTATTTCATGGTATTATTTGGACATCAACACATGCTACGGATCGAGTAAATGGCCGAGCCCGCAAGCACCGTCATACCTGTTGCAGTGATCAGCGGAGCAAGCGCTGTAGCTGTGGCCAATGGACTTGATACGTATGCCGTAGTCGCGGCCTTCTTCGGGTCGATGATGTTTTCCTTCTTGTCGAAGGGAACCCCTATCCCTGTGCGAATAGGCCTTACAGCCTGTGCATGGGTATTTGGCTACATCGCCGGAACCGAGATTGTGAAGCGTCACCTTTGGGGTTTCGATTCAGCGGCTTTTCCTTCCTACATCGCGGCGTTTTTCAGTGTTGCAGTTTTCAAAATTCTGCTTCTCGTTCTCAACGAAGACGGAAGGACATGGGTACGTAAGCAGCTCGGGATAACTACCGAGGGATCAAAGGGTGAATGAAGTCCTACTGATCAGTAAGGCGCTTATATGCGCTGCCATCTGCCTCCGCTTGTTCTGCTACTCATGGCCTGATGGTTCTCGTTATCGATTCGTTGTGACCGGTTTGGCCTATGTCCTGACTGCATGCACGGGGGCAATTTCAATTTTCCTTGTGCTTGGCAAGCAAGCGATGGCTCAGCTTTTTGACGCAGTTATCTATGCATGGATCCTTTTTTTGGTTTTCTCAGCCCGGGGCAACCTGGCCAAGATCCTGGAGATTCGCCATGGCTAACCTTCCTCGCGGCGTGCGGAACAACAACCCGGGCAACATCGACTACAACCCACGCAACCAATGGGATGGCCAGTTGGGCTTGGAGATCGGCGTCCCGAAGCCGCGCTTTGCACGCTTTGACACGCTAGAAAATGGTGTGCGCGCCCTTGCCAAGCTGCTGCTCAACTACCGCGGCAAGGACGGAATGCCCGGCGTGGGCAAGCCCGGAATCGACACTCCTCTGGAGTTCATCAGCCGATGGGCGCCAAGCAATGAGAACAACACCCTTGCATATGCCGCAGCGATTGCTAAGCGCCTGGGCGTTGGCGCTCGCGATTCGATCAATATGGCCGATCCCAAGACCCTGCGATCAACCTTAGTGGGGATCATCGTCCATGAGAACGGCAGCAATCCGTACTCAGATGCAGCGATCGATGAGGGCATCCGGAGAGCTTTGAAGTGAGCACATACCCATTCTTCGATGGCGACTGCATCCTTCGCTTCGATGCAGAGGCAAGCGCAGCTCTCAAGAAAGAGCACTGGCGAAGGATGTCCACATATCGGTTCATGCTCAGTGATAGGCAATGGGTCTGTGTCCCTGCTGGAGGACTTACGGACAAAGGGACGATTCCTATGGTCCTGAATAACGTAGTGCCTCGCGATGGAAAGTTTGAGCAACCTTATGACATGCATGACCAGCTCTGCGAGTACCTGAGCCTTACAGTTGATGGCTCCCCACGTCCTATTACACGCGCACGCGCCGATGAGCTGTTGTACATCGCCATGCAAGTAGTTGGCGGCACCAAAGCTGAGATAGCGAAGGTGCGCGCTGGCGTTGAGAGCTATCGGATAGCAGCCAAGGTCACTTCCCCTAGCAATACCGCTCTTAAGCGGTCAATCGAAGCCCAATGGAGGGCGTAATGCGCAAACAGATCAAAGTGAACAAGAACAACCCGGGCAGCAAAGGCCTGTACGTGGCCAATAAGGCCGAAAGCAAGCCGAAAGCCGAGAAGAAGGTGAAGAAATGAGCAGCTCGATCGAGCAAGAGATTCAAGACAAGGGGCTGACTGCGCCGCGCATCACGCCAGCCGACCTGAAAGCCAACATTGTTGGCGAGTACTTCTTCACTGCTGCCAATGGCGTTCAGGCTGCATTCAATGAGCAGGATGAGCTTACACGGCTCACTGGTGCGCACGGCGAGTTGTATCTATTGACCTTCTGTGTCTTGGTGCTGCGTAACGGTTTCACTGTCACCGGCGAGTCGGCTTGCGCCAGCCCCGAGAATTTCGACGCCGAGATCGGTCGCAAGATCGCTCGGGCTAACGCCGAGCAAAAGATCTGGCCGCTGATGGGCTACGCGCTCAAGCAGAAGTTGAGCGAGCAGTAATGGTATCGCTCCTGATGCACGCCATCGGCTTCTTCATCGTCAACTCGCTGATCCCTATCTGGGCAGTCGAGGTTGACGGCGAGCTGGCGTCTACTTGGTACCTCTGCTTCATGCTGGTGGACATGATCGCTCTGTCGTTCGTGAAAGTTCGCCTGCTGAAGGTAGTGCTCGCGATCTCCTGCGCATGGTCTGCTTGCCTCGCGCTGGAGACCCTGCTACTGCACGACATGCTCCAGTCGCATGACTACATCGTTCAGTTCGTGATCGACGCCGCACTGATCGTCTGCGCAGCCAAGATCGCTATCGACTACTACAGGGCGCACAAGGCGCCGAGGATGGTTGCGTAATGGCTACTTGTCATCCGGAAGGCTGGAAGATCCAGCAGCAGCAAATGGCGTTGGCTCAACAAGCAGCCCAAGAACAATACATTTTGATGGCGCAAGCGCAGGCTCACTGGAACAAGCCAATTAATCCCGCACCTGCCTCTGACTCAGATGTAATTGAAGGCGAGTTCGAAGTTCTGGGTAACCGCCCGACGTTGATCGGAACTGACATTGACGGTGGTGGTGAGTAATGGCTGGCGGACGGCCTACGAAATACAAGCCTGAGTATGTCCAGCAGGCAGAGAAGCTATGCGCGCTTGGAGCAACTGACTCTGAGATGGCTGACTTCTTTGAGGTGACGATCTCCACATTCTCACTCTGGAAGGTCAAGCATCCTGAGTTTTCGGAAGCCTTAAAGGGCGGCAAGGATATTGCCGATCGCCGAGTCGAGACTGCGCTCTACAACCGTGCAATGGGCTACTCGCACGAAGACACAGATGTACGCGTCGTCGATGGTGCTGTGGTGATGACGCCAATGGTCAAGCATTACCCGCCTGATACCACCGCGGCTATTTTCTGGTTGAAAAACAGGAAGCCTCAAGACTGGCGAGACAAGCGAGAAACTGAGCTATCTGGCGGTATCAACGTTACTCACCTTTCGGATGAAGATCTTGAGCGCCGTATCGCCGAACTCTCGTGAGAGCAAGCAAGAGCTTTTGCTGCTGCTCGAGGAGAGAAAGCGGCGTCAGCAGGCTGGAACAGTGGTTGGTATCGTCCATCCAATTGATGGGCATACGCACTCTGTGGTTCGTCGTGGTAGCAAATGGCAGCTGACAACCGAAGAGCCACAAGTCTATCTTCCATCCAAGCTTGAGGCTGTGCTGCGCTCAGACAAGCGCTTCATCATCGTCATCGGTGGCCGCGGCTCAGGAAAGTCCGTTGGTGTAGCCGATATCTGCCTGATCGACGCGAAGGACAACAACGCCAAGACGTACTGTCTTCGTGAGTATCAGTCCAGCATCCGAAACTCTATCCACTCCCTGCTGAAGGAAGAGATCAGCCGCTTGGAGTTCACGGGCTTTGAGGTCCAGGACAACGGGATAAAGCGCTCGGGTGAGGACGCGTTCCAGTTCGCCGGCCTGGCGCGCAACCCCGACAGCATCAAGTCTGCGCATGGTTTCAAGAGATATCAGGTTGAAGAAGCACAGTTCATCAGTTCCGGATCTCTCAAGGCATTAACTCCAACAGCTCGTAAGAGGCCAATGAAGGGAAAGCCTACTGAGTTGGAAGAAGTGATTGATGATCCATCGTCACGCGTTTCCATCGTCTTTATTGGCAACCCAGGAAGTAGCGAAGACCCGTTCAGCAAACGCTTTATTGCACCATTCAAGGAGCACCTTGATCGCGACGGGCGCTATGAGGACGACTTGCATCTGATCGTGGTGATGAACTACGAGGACAACCCTTGGTTTCACCTGAGCGGCCTGGAAGAAGAGCGCCAGTGGGACTATGAGAACCTTGACCGCGCACTGTACGACCATATCTGGCTCGGCGCCTTCAACGACTCTGTAGAGCACGCACTGATCAAAGCTGAGTGGTTTGACGCTTGCGTTGATGCCCACAAGAAGCTGGGCTTCGCGCCGACTGGGGCGCGTATCGGTTCCCATGATCCGTCTGACCTTGGCCCAGACAGCAAGGGCTTTGCCGTGCGCCATGGCTCTGTGCTGATCGACCTGCAGGAGAAGCTTGACGGCAACGTAAACGAGGGTGGCCACTGGGCTGCCGGCGAGGCTATCAAGTCCCAGGTAGATTCGTTCTCCTGGGACGGTGACGGTATGGGCATCGCGCTTACCGAGCAATTCAGTAAGGACTTCGAGGGCAAGCCAACGATCCTGTCTGTATTCCGTGGCTCTGAGTCGCCCGACTACCCTGATGCAGTCTATGCGCCGGCTATGGCATCGCCTGTAGCGCAGCAGAAGACGAACCGTGATGTGTTCCGCAACAAGCGTGCGCAGTACTACTTCGAACTCCGTGACAGGGCCTACAGAACCTATCGCGCCGTCGAGCTCGGCGAGTACCACGACCCGGCTCGCCTTATCAGCTTCGACTCATCGATAGATATTTTGCATCGACTTCGTGCTGAGCTATGTAGAATGCCTATCAAGCCAAACGGCAATGGCCTCTTCGAGCTCTACACCAAAGAAGAGATGAAGTCGAAATTCAAGATGGCCAGCCCGAACCTGGCCGACTCCGTAATGATCCTGATGCGGCACGTTGCGGTAAGTAGGCCAAAGGCTGTCATTCCGAAACCGATTCGTCCGATGGGCAGAAGATAATGCTGACACTCACAAGGCTGAAAGAGCTTCACGATAAGGCGTACTGCCACGGGCAGACCACTCGGCTACGTGCTGCTGACGACATGATGTTCTACCACATCACTCAGTGGGACGATTCGACGCTGGGAGAGTCTTCGCTGCAGTACCGCGGGCAGTTCGACGTGCTTCGGAAGGCTGGGCGCCAGATCATGGCCGACCTTCGGGCCAATCCGGTGCAGGTCAACTTCGTGCCAAAGAGTGAGTCGCGGGACGACGGAGCGGACATCCTGGACGGTCTGTACCTGACTGACGATCGGGCCAACACGTCGCTTGAGGCGTACGACAACGCCACCGGTGAGGCGGTTGTCTGTGGTGTTGGCGCCTGGGAGCTGTACACCCGCTACGCAACGAATCGCGCAGGTGACAACCGCCAGATCATCGAGCGCCGCCCGATCTACGAGGCCAACAATAACTGCTTCTGGGACCCCAACGCCAAGCGCTTGGACAAATCCGATGCCAAGTACGTTTCAATCCTCAATGCATATTCTCCGGGCGGTTACGACGACCTGGTTGAAGAGCTATGCCGCGAGTCTGGCAAGCCGTCAAAGAAAAAGCGCGAAGATGAGGAGTGCGAGGATGAAGACGAAACTCCTTCTTCGTTCGCATCCCCTGAGCAGTCATATACGTTCCCTTGGATGGGCAGTGGCAACGATATCGTCTACGTCGTGTGCTTCTACCATCGTCGTAGGATCAAGGACAAAGTGATCACGCTCACTGACCCGCTGGGCCAGACCGTCATGTACCGCGAGTCTGATCTCGTTGACCTGATGGACGAGCTGATCGACGACGGCTATGTCATCGAAAGCGAGCGCGATATTGAGCGCTGGGAGGTGCGCAAGTACATCGCTTCCGGCGAGAAGATCCTGAACGGCAAGATGGGCAAGGATGGCGAGCGAGAAGGGGAAGTGATTGCCGGTGAGAACATCCCGGTTATCCCCACTTACGGCGAGCGAGCATTCATTGAAGGTGAAGAGCATTATGAAGGCATCACCCGCCTGGCTAAAGACCCTCAGCGACTTCGCAACTTCCAGCTGTCCTACCTTGCCGACATCGTTAGCCGAAGCCCTCGGCCGAAACCGATTTTCAACCCTGAGCAGGTCCAGGGCTACGAGTTCATGTACGAAGAGAACGGGGCAGATAGCAACTATCCCTACCTTCTGCAGAACCGATTTGATGGTAACAATCAGGCGCTTCCTATCGGCCCAGTAGCTGTGATGCCAGAGCAGACCATCCCTCAGGCGCTCATGGCCAGCATCGAGCTGTCCCGCCAGGCTGTGGAAGACGTTGCCAACCCTGGGCTGCCTCAAGACATCGCAGACCCTGACTTGTCAGGAAAGGCGGTCAACGCGCTGACCAATCGCCTCGATCAGCAATCGATCGTCTACCAGCAGAACCTGAAGCATGCCAAGCGCCGGGACGCTGAGGTCTATGCATCCATGGCTGTCGAGGTCTACGACGCCCCGCGTGAGGTCACGCTGACTTCCCCGGACGGTACGACCAAGAAGGTCAAGATCATGGAGGCCGTACTGGATCGTCAGACCGGTGAGTTGGTCGCTCTGAATGACCTGACAAACACCGAGTACGACGTTTATGCCGATATCGGCCCGAGCTACTCGAGCAAGAAAGAACAGACCATCGATCAGTTGAGCCAGATGGCCACAAGCATGGCGCCTATCGACCCGATGATGGCGAAGATGCTGATGCTGCAGACTCTGACACTGATCAACGGCGTGGACATGGACCCAGTGCGCAAGTACGCCCGGAAACAACTGATTCTGGCCGGCATCTTTGAGCCTGAAACCGAAGAAGAAGAGGCCATGCTGCAGGAGGCGCAGAACCAACAGCAGCCGCCAAGCGCAGATATGGTTCTGGCCCAAGCAGAGATGGAGAAGGCCAGGGCTTCGCAGATGGATACGCAGCGTAAGGCGCTAAACGACCAGCAGACCGCGCAAAACAACTCGGCCAAGGTTCAGGTCGATATGTTCAGGGCAGAGACAGACAGGGCAGCAGTGCAGGTTGATGCCCAGGTGGCCGGCGCTGATATCCAGTTCAAGCAAGCTCGAACCGCTGGGCAGGTAATGGAGAACGTGCAGCGCCTGGTCAGCCCCTATCGGGCTACGGTTCAGCCAAGGCAGTAAGCAGATGCAAGCCCAGCCCTAAACCGGCTGGGCTTTTTACTACGCAGGCCAATCAAGATTTGTGGCGCTGGAGCCATCATAAAGCTTGTTAAACCCCTCTCTAGCGCATTCTGGAATCGGCATGGGCACATATGCACCATTCAAGCCGACATATAACAATGGTTGATCTGTGCAAAGAACCAGCTCGCCGTCGTAATGCGGCGTAATTTTTTCAATCTGCGCACGAGTGCCGCGCCGCAGATACAGAACTGTTTTTGATGGATCAGTCATCTAATCACCTCCTTTCAAATTCCCTGAATTATACGCGCTCCCGAAGCGCGCGATTCGAACTCACTTGTCTACTTCAATAGTAAATTTCTATCGATTCTATTGACATGATTGACGATAGCGTTACTCTATCGATTACTGAGGCGTAACAGGTTAAACGCAACCCTACTGGCGGGGAAAGCACCAGGCCATCGTTACCAAGCGAGTAAAAAATGGACCAAACCCTGGAAGAGTTACGGGCAGAAAACGCCGCAGCAGAGGCAGCAGCTAAGCCGGTTCCGCAGACCGACGACCCTGTAGCCGAAGAAGTGGCAGCAGCAGGCACGACTCCCACCGACGACCTTGCGGAAGGCCGCGAGGGTGAAGAAGGCCAGCAGGCAGAACCCGAAGCATGGATGAAAGGCGACGACCAGGAGTCGCAAGGTGCGGACAAGAAATTCACCGACAGCGATATCGGGGCAGCGAAAGCCAAGCTCCGGGCGAAGTTGGAGAAGCAGCACCAATCGGAATTGGAAGAGTTGCGCGCTCAGCTTGAAAAGCAGCGCAGCGAGTCCGTACCGCAACAGTTGCCAACGCGCCCAAAGCGTGAGGACTTCTATGACAAGGACGACCCGGACGAGGCTTACATAGACGCCCTGGCCGACTGGAAAGTCAAAGAAGGCCTTGCTCAGCAGCACGCGAACAGCCAGCAGTACGAACAGCAGCGCAAGCAGCTTGAAGCGCAACAGAAGATCAGTTCCAGCGTGGACCAGCACTACGAGCGGGCAGCAGTCCTGGCAGCAGCAAGCGGTATCAGTACCGAGCTGTATCAGTCTGCGGATCGGCGAGTACGTGAGGCCGTTCAGGGCGTGTTTGGCGGCGAAAGCGGCGAGCACATCACGAACGCCCTCATTGCCAGCCTGGGGGAAGGTTCAGAAAAGGTGCTCTACAACCTCGGGGTGAGCCCGAAGCGCCTTAACGAACTGACCTCAAAGCTTGCTCAAGACCCAAGCGGTATTCAGGCCTCGATTTATCTGGGCCGACTTTCCGCCGAGCTGACCTCACCTCCACGCAAGACAAGCAATGCGCCGGCCCCGGCCGCGAGCGTGCTGGGCGATGCGAACACCACCGATGCAGGAAAGGCCTTACAGCGTAAGTACCTGGAAGCGCACAAGCGCGGTGATGTTCAAGCAGCGTTCAACATCCGCAGTGAAGCCAAGGCCGCAAAAATCAATGTGAACTCTTGGTAAGGAATTACGACGATGGCAGCTTTAACCGCAGGCAAGATTGCTGAGGTCATGTTCGGGAATGCACTCGATACCTACGAGCCCCAAGACATGCTCCTCCCAACCACCACTTTTTTTGAGCCAGACGGCTCGACCATGCAGAACTCCGGAAACACCATTTGGCGTCCAGTGCAGCAGCATCGCCCTGTTCTGACCGGCTTCGATTTGGCCGGTCAAGAGCAAGGCATCATCGAAGAAACCTACCCGGCCTTCCTGGGTACTCCGACCAACGACTTCGTAAGCCAGCGCGCTGACGACATGCGTGACATGCGTTTCTGGGAAAAAGCAGGTATGGAAGCCGGCCGTCAACAGGCAACCAACCTGAACAAGGCGATTGCTACCGCTATCGGCACCCAAGGCGCCATGTTCTACCGTACGAACGTCACCAGCGGTTACGACGTTGTTGGCGAGGCACAAACGCTGATGAACGAGCGCCAAGGCGCTAAATCTGATCGTTACTTCCTGTTCAACGACCGCGACAACCTGAAGTACTCGAAGGACCTCGCTGCTCGCCAGACCGTTCAAGGTCGTCCTGAAACTACCTGGGCTACCGGCCAGATCGGCCAAAATATCGCCGAGTTCGACGTTTACACCGCTTCGTTCCTGCCCAACCTGATCGGCGGCGCTGACCCGGCAACCACCGTGACTGCTAACCAGTCGTTCGCGCCAACTGCAGGCACCGTGAACTCCACCAACGGCACCGTGACCAACGTCGACTACCGCTATGCAACCATTCCGGTTACTGCGTCGGCTTCCTACAACATCGGTGACAAGGTAACGATCGCCAACGGCGGTGTAACCATCAAGGCGCTGGGTCTGGCCGACAAATCCGATACCGGTGTTGCAATGACCTTTACCGTTACTGGCAAGCCAAGCGGCACTTCCTTGGTGATCTCCCCAAAACCGGTCGCACTCGACGACCCGGCGCTCTCGGCTCTGGAAGCGGCATACGCCAACGTCAACACCCGGATCCTGAACACCGCAACTGTAAACCGGGTGAATACCGACACTTCCAAGAAAACCAACCTCTTCTACGACAAGGACGCGGTTGAAGTCCTGGGCGGCACCATCCCTGCGGAGCTGTTCAAGTCGTTCGACGGCCTGAAGGTTATCAATCAGACCATGAAAAACGGTCTGAAGATGTACATGATCTACGACGCCAACATGGTCAACCTTCAGTTCCGCTACCGCCTATTCACCTGGTGGGGTGTGACCATCAAAGATCCGTCGCGCTGCGGCGTTGCCGTGACCTTCTAATCACCTTCAATGGCTGGGGCCCGAGTGGCCCCGAGCCTGGAGACTTTGACTATGGCTTGCATCCTTTACCGTGAAGGCACCGGTACCATTGAACATGGCATCGAGTGCGAATCAACCACTTGCGAAATCGAGCATCTGCATGGACTCCTTGCAGCTGGCTGGTCACAAACGCCGCCAGGCTACGAACCTCCTGAGCCAGTTGTTGAGGAAGAGGTCGGCGCAGGCGATGACGATCAAGATGACGATCAAGATCATCTGTTTCTCGATGAAATCGAACGTCTGAACGGCCTTGTCTATGAGCGCGATGAAGAAGTCAAGGTGCTTCAGGGCACCATCGATGCGCTGCATGGAGAGATTGATCAGCTCAAACAGGAAGCTTCTCGCTTATCCGATGAGCTCGCCAGCCTCAAGGTAGATGAGCACGAAGAGGAGGAGGAAGAGGAGGGCGATTCCTCCAATCTGGACCCAGTTCGTATCGCAGCGCGTGAAGCAGGCATTGAAGGCTGGGATACCAAGCGCATTACCACTCTGAAGCGCGCCCTGGAGGCCTGATGACTCCGCTCAAGGCCGACCGGATAGCCGCAGCTTACTCAAAGCTGCGCATATCCGGGCTGACTGTCGACCCGAATCCGTCGGACCTTGAGCTGGCCCTGGGCGAGCTTGAAAGCATGATGTCGGAACTGGCTTCTCGAGGCATTGAGGTTGGCTACAACTTCGAGCAGCAGCCAGATCCGAATAGCGACCTGGGTGTTCCCCAGGAGTTCTGGAACATGGTCACCTGCAACCTCGCTGTGCGGTTGATTTCCGACTTCAACAAAGAGCCACCGATGACTCTGTTTAACCAGGCGTCTCAGTCGCTGTCGCTGGCATCTGGGGTCTGTGCGCGCAACCGAATTCGGAACGTCCAGTACCCGAGCCGTCAACCCATCGGCAGCGGTAACAGGCGTTATGAGCGGTGGCAGCGGTTCTACGCGCAGTTCAACGAGCTGCCACCGAACAAGCCCGACACTCTCGAAATCATGCAGGGCGAGACGAACGACTTCACGGAGTCCTTTGAGGCTTACCTGCGCACTGATGAGGCCATCAGCGCCTTCGCGGTGACCTGTGACAACGGTCTTGTTGTGGTGTCAAGCGTGCTCAATGTGGCAGATATCGACTACCGCCTTTCTGCTCCAGCCGATCTCACTCCTTCTATCTGGCAGCAGGTGAAGATCAGGATTGAGACGACTGAAGGCCGCGTTGAGATCCGCATTCGCAACTTCCAAGTGACTCCCTATGTTCGCGTAGGAAACCAAGGAGCGGGGCAATGACATTTGTTCAGGAAAAGATTGATCAGTCGTCGGTTCAGTCGCGCGGGATCTTCAATAACTACGTATATCGCACAACCGACACGATGGCTCAGGTGAAAGCCGCCGGCTATTTTGCGGCATGTCGATTCGCTGTATCTGATGGCCCGGACACAAACGGCTTCGGGTGGAACGGTGCCAACATCGAGTGCTATTGCTCGGATGGTTACCTGCTCGGCCAGATGAATGCTGCTACTGGCACTTTGGCTGGGCTGTTCAGTGCGCCAACAGTTGTTGTGCAGAGCGACATTCTGATCTCCTCATCTCTTGTAAACCAAGTACCAGGGGCTCTTGGAACTCCACTCCAGGTGAGCTTTGGTGCACTTCAAACTACTCCACAGTTCGACCTGAGCGCGGCCGGCGCTATGACGTGCAAAGTTTCTGGCAAGTATCAGTTCACTTTCGCTGCTCAAGCGGGACGAGTCGGAGGCACTGGCGTTGTTAACCTGTTTCTGCGCCTGCTAAAGAACGGTACCCAGATTGGCAACACTTCATTAGCGCGGCTGGACAACGCGGCAACAATCGTTCCGCTGCGTTTCCCTGTTTCGTTTGATCTGCTGGAAAACGATGTAATCACAGCATTCATTGTTCAAGACTCAAGCGGAATTGCTGGGTCTGGTGGGCTCTATTCGGTAGCACCAGCAACTGCCGGGTGGGCCGTTTCACCATCTGCCGCCGTGACGGTTTCACAGCTTGCGACAGTGGTGTAACCGATGCCAGTCCAGAAGATCCCAATCACTCTGATCAAAGGCGACAAGATAAGCGTCCAGACGGACTATCTCGACGCCATCCCGGAGAACATGTATGCGGTCCCTAAGCCGATTATGGGCGCTGCGGGCTACATGCTGCAGCACTCTGGGCTTACCGAGTATGGGACCGGATCTGGACCTGACCGTGGCGGTGTCTGGAATGAACGCCTCCAGATGCACTTTCGTGTCTCCTACACACAGTTTCTGGTAGTTGAAGAAGACGGTTCGAACCAGCGCTTCGGAAACATACCGGGTACAGAGCAAGTTTCAATGCCCTATTCGTTCAACACCCAGGCTGTGATTGGGGGTGGGGCTTTTTGGCTATATGACCCAGTGAATGGGTTCCGTCAGGTACTTGATCCTGACATCAAGACGCCAATCGATGGCACATGGGTGGATGGGTACTACTTCCTCACTGACGGTGAATACCTCTATCACACGACCATCGCCAACGAGGAACTGTTCGATCCACTGGCCTTCGCTACGGCTGAATTCTCGCCAGACCCGACCCTTGGAGTTGGCAAGACTGCCGATGACAAGGTGATCGTATTCGGACGTTACTCCACCGAGTTTTTCTCCAACGTCGCATCTCCTAACTTTGCGTTCAGCCGAATTCAGGGGCGGGCGCTGAAGGTTGGGATCGTGGCCACACATGCCAAGTGCGAACTCAAGCAGTCCTGGTACTTCGTAGGCAGCCGGAAAGAGTCGGATCTGGGTGTTCATGTCCTCGGCGTTGGATCAACGCAGCAGATCTCTACCCGAGCAATTGATCGAATTTTGAGCCAGTACACAGAGCCCCAACTCGCCGATATGTCGATGGAGGCTGCAGAGGTTGATGGGATGGCATTTATCTACATCCATCTTCCTAACGAAACACTGCTCTTCAACGAGACGGTGGCCAACTCATCCGGCATCGACAATGCCTGGTCAATCCTGAAACGCGGTACCGGATCGCTGCCATGGCGCGGTATCAACGGCGTGTTCGATCCACGGCTAGGAAAGTGGGTGTTCGGCGACAAGATCGATCTTCGCCTGGGCGTGCTTGACCCGCTTTCTGTCGATCAGTACGGCGAGATGGGCGAATGGGTCTTGTACACACCCTTCATGTACCTCGAGGGTCTTTCTGTAGACAGCCTGAACATCGACATCATGCCCGGCCATTCGCCATCAGATGACGCCACTCTGTTTGTTTCGTTGACCTATGACGGCGTGACCTACGGGCATGAGGTAACAGCGCTGTATGGGCGTCCTGGTGACTACAACCAGCGCTACATCGTGAACCGTATGGGGTACGTGCGGAACTGGGTTGGATTCAAGCTACGCGGCGCCTCACGCGCCAAGATGGCATTTGGTAGGGGGTATCTCGAAGTTGGCTAACGGCGATCTGTCTTTAGAGCTGTCGGCATCTGACGTGATGAATTTCACGGGATGGCCCGAGGCCATGGTGAGTGACTACATCTCACGCGGTGCTGACTACATGCTGACTGGAGCCGGCGATCCAAACACCCTGAACATACCAGCAAACCGTACTCGTCAGTACCTGGATACGACCGCGGTGAAGATGTACGTCAATCCAGTGATTGGCGCTCGTTCCGGATGGGTTTTGGTGTGATGTTCCGGCAAGCGTTCTTGTGTGAAGAGGTTGGTGATCTCTGGTGGGAGCCGGACCACCAGATCTGGAAATGGCTGGAAGGTGAGATCTACGTCTCAATGACTCGCCGGGAAAATGCGGTTTTCTGCCACTTTTCCGCCAAGCCTACGGCGCTTAGACGCTTGAGGGATGCAACAAACGAACTTGTAGAACTGGTGTTCGGGCTAATGCCTTGGTGCCAGGTAGTGATGGGAAGCATTGAGCTGCGCAGCGTTGCCAAGGTCATGGAGAAATGTGGCTTTGAGCATGTGGTAAGTCATGAGTATCTGAAGGTTTATGCGAGGTTTCGAAAATGAGCGGCGGAAGCAGTGGCGGAGAGAGCAAGAAAGCAGCCGAAGTTCAGGCCCAATCTCAGCGTGAGGCTTTGGATTATCTGAAGCAGACCGAGCGCCTGCCCCAGGCCTATCGGGAAGGGGCATTGCAAGGTTTGGGTGCTGAATACGGGTTTGATTCAAACGGTGCTTATGGCGGCGACGGAATGTCGATCATTCAGCGCGCCGAAGCGAGTCCTTTCTACCAGACGGCGATCAAGCGAGGCGAGGAGGGCGTTCTGCGCAACGCCTCCGCCACCGGTGGCCTCCGCTCAGGCACAACCAACGAGAACCTGGCGGCGGTCAACCAGAACGCTCTGATGTCCGCTTATGCCAACCAGCTCTCTGGGCTGCAGGGTATGGCTCAGCTTCCGTCGAATGCCAACAACATTGCCAGCGCGATGTCCGGCGTAGGCCAGACCATGGCCCAGGGGATCATCGGTGGCGCGCAGTCCAGTGCGGCAGCGCAGCAGGCCAATGTCAACAACGCTATGGGAGCCGGTGCCCTGGCCTTGGAGGGATACAACTCATACCAAACCTTCTCTGATGCGCGCCTAAAAGACGAAATCGTGCTGGTCGGTGAGCGAAACGGACACAACGTCTACAAGTGGATCTGGAATGGAGCCGCCGCCGATCTTGGGCTCATTGGTCGATCTGCTGGCGTACTTGCCCAAGAAGTTGAGAAGACGCATCCACATGCCATCACAGAGCGAAACGGCTTCAAATGCGTCGACTACAAAGTGATTGGAGTAGACCCTCATGGCATTTGAATACACACCATTGACTGCTCAGAACCAACAGCGGCAGCGGGATCAATACCAGCCATTTCAGGCGCGTGTCCAGCCCAGTGCTGGCGGTACCGCATCAAATCCGAATGCGATGCAGCTGGCGAAAGCCATGAAAGGACTTGGGGCTACCTACAACAGCATCAAAGGCGCAGGAGCTGCTGGCTCATCTATTGGTGGGACTGGATATGGCCTGGGGCAATCGCTGCAATCAGGCGAACTTGGGGCGTCGACCTATGCAGGGAGCGGAACTGGTGCCGGATCGGCAGTGGCAGGTGGCACCGAAGCAGGTGCGGCGGCTAGTTCAGGCGCTGGGAGTACGTTCGGCTCGGTAATGGGGGGCCTCAATATGGCAAAGGACGCTTACGGCATCTTCCAAGGCATGCAAACGCCCCAGGGAGTTGAAGGTCGTGACCGTGGGAGCTTTGCAGGATCGGCAGCGGCAGCAGGTCAAGGTGCGGCTGGCGGTGCATCTGTAGGCGGTCCAATCGGCGCCATCGTCGGCGCCGGACTTGGCAACGAAAGCTACCAGTGGCAGCACGGCAACCGAAAATCACTCACTTCGCTGGGCGGCCTTTTCAAGAGCGAGCTCACCGGTGGCTTGGCTGCTCGTGACATCGGCAGCTGGACAGGACTTTGGGAATAAACCATGGCCAATAATCCGTTTTACGTTCCCCCGGGCAACGACTACAGCTCCGGCCTTTCGGGGCTTAGCGCTACGTTGGCCAACGTCCGCCAGGGCCGCATGCAGATGCGGGCCGAAGAAGAGCAGAAGCAGCGCCAGGCAGAAGCATCTGCAGCTGCCCAGCAAGCCTATGAGAGCGGCGACCCGGACATGATGGCCAAAGTCTCTCTACAGTACCCGGAGATCGCTCAGAACCTGCACCAGGTTGTGGGCTTGAATGATGAGCGCAAGGTGAAAGAGGCGGCAGGGTTCGCCCGCGATTTGCTTCTGGCATCGCCCGATCAGCGCGAAAGCATTTTCAAGCAGCGAATCCAGTCTCTGCAGGACCAGGGGCGCGATCCAACCCATACCGCTCAGGCTTACCAGCAGTACCTGCAAGATCCTAACGGCGCCATGCAGGGTATTGAGCTTGACTGGGCCGCAGGTGACCCCAATGGCTACAGCGTTATCGCTAACAAGGCCAAGGCCGAAGCCCAGGCGGCACGCGATGCACGCAAAGAGGCACGGGAAGATCGCAAGCTTGATCAGCAAATGACGATTGCTCAAATGGGATCGGCTGATAGAGCGCTTTCACGCCAGATCGCGATGCTTACTGCCCAGCAAGCAGCGTCAATGAACGACCTGAAGCGCCAGGAGCTGGGCCTGAAGATCGAAGAGAAGCAAGGAAAGCTTGATCAGAACAGAACAGAGCTCAGAAAGAGCGCTGACAGCGCCGTGGCGAACATCGACGCAAGCATTGAAGCAGCCGACAAGCTTCTCAATCACCCTGGCTTCTCTAATGCAGTTGGCTTCAGCTCAATTATCCCGACTCGTCCTGGTGGTAACGCCGCAGACTTTGAAGCAGAACTTGAATCGTTCAACGCCAAAACCTTCCTTTCCAACGTAGCCCAAATGAAGGGCCTCGGCGCGCTGACAGAAGCAGAAGGCGCGAAGCTCACAGCCGCGGCAGGAGCCATCAAGAAGAACATGTCTGAAAAGGCACTCCGGTCCAACCTGCAAACAATGAGGGAAGGAATGGAGAAGGCGAAGGAGCGCATGTCCAAATACAAGATGCCTGCGGCCGTCTCCAGCCCGGCACCAGCAAGTTCTGGCGGCTGGAGGATCGTTAACCAATGAGCACTCAAACTTACAAAGTTGAAGCGCCAGACGGCCAGATCATCACTCTGGAAGGTCCAGCAGGCGCTAGCCAGGAAGAAGTGATTTCTCAGGCCAAGAAGCTCTATAGCCAGAGAGCATCGACTCAGGCCGCTGAGGAACCTCGCGCACAAATGCTTCCACCTGCTGAGCAGGAAGACCCACGCGCCGCCCGGGCGATGGCTGCTATGGACCAGTACCCAACCGGCGCGCCTGCTCAGCCTGAGGAGCCAGGCTTGCTTGATAAGCTTGGCACCATGCTCACTGGGAGCGACCGGCAAACGAGGGCCACGCAGGAACTTCCAGAGCTTCAGAACTCCGGGCTGCTCAATGGCCTGGATATTCCATCCGGAAAAGGCGCCGCTGTAGCTGCTGCCATGGCCACCATGACCAATCCTGAGGAGATCGCGCAGACCCTCAAGTCACTATCGCCTCAGATCGGCATCCAGCAGGACGAGAAGGGAAACCTGATCGCTGCCAACAATGCGACTGGCGCCAGGGCGGTCATTAATAAGCCGGGGTTCACTGGGATGGATGCGCTGCAGGCTCTGGGCCTTGGGGCTGCATTCACTCCTGCTGGCCGTGGTGCTGCCATGGCTGGTGGTGGGATTGCGCGCCAGGCTGTGGCGCTTGGCGCTGGATCAGCTCTCACCCAGGCTGCCATTGAGGGCGGTCAAGCTGCTGCTGGTGGCGAATTTAACCCTGAGGATGTGGCATTGGCAGGCGCTACAGGGGCCGCTGTGCCTGCTGTCACTGGCACCATTGGCGCAGGTGTAGATGTGGCTCGGCGCGGAGTCGCTGCACTTCGTGGAGAGGCAGGTGGCGCGGCGCCAATCGTACAGGCTGCAAACGCCAACAACATTCCGCTGATGACCAGCGATATAGCACCGCCACGCACCCCTATTGGGCAACTTGCTCAACGTACAGGGGAACGTATTCCTTATGCCGGAACAGGCGCTTTACGGGCCCAGCAGCAAGAGGCCAGAGCCGCTGCCATCCAGCAACTTGGCGAGCGGTATCCGACTCCAGCTCCAAATCAGATCATTGACAGCTTGCGGGCTCGTACAGATCAGGTGCGTCGGGCGGCTGGTGACCGGTTGCAGCAGTATGAACAGCAGCTTACGCGCGTTGGCGAGGTTCCCTATCCACGTACGCAGCAATCAATCGAGGACGCGGTTCAAGAGCTTTCTCGCCCTGGCGTTGTGCAGAGTCCAGAAGCGCTCGCTGAGCTGCAGGGATTTGCTCGAACCTTAGGTGAGGCGCCTCAGACGTATGGAACTCTGCGCGAAAACCGTACAGCCCTGCGCGAAATCGTGAACGGCTTTGATAGTCCGATGCGTAGCCAACTCCCAAGCCGGGCGCGGGCCCTTCTGACTAGGGTTCAGTCATCGCTTACTCAAGACATGCAAGATGTTGCGCGTTCGAATCTTTCCCCTCGTGATTATGGGCGCCTTCAGCAGGCTAACGCAGTCTATGCCAGGGAAGCCGACCTTCTTCAAAACACTCGACTGAAGAATGTGCTGGATAAGGGAGACCTTACCCCAGAGGTTGCAGAGCACTTACTGTTCAGCAAAAAGGCGAGCGAGGTTCGAAACCTCTATAGAAGCCTGGATACCAATGGGCGCCAAGCTGCAAGGGCCACGCTTATTCAAAAAGCAATTCGTGACTCTGGCGGCGTAGAGAACATTTCTCCCGATCGATTTGCCAACAATATGCGGCGTCTTCAAACCCAGTCAGGAATTGTTTTCAGAGGGGATGAACTTGCTCAGTTGCGTGGTCTTGAGCAGGTTTTGAACGCAACTCGTCGAGCTGGCCAGATCGGCATAACCAGCACTGGCCAGGAAGGAACTGTTCCTGTTATGGCCGCAGCGGCTGGTTCAGCAATTGGAAGCTTTGGTGGAACTCTCGCTACAGCCGGAGCCATAGGTGGCGCTGCGAGAGCCTATGAAAGCGCAGCAGTACGAAATGCCCTGATACGCATTGGGAACGCTCCTCGCTCTACTGCAAGTCGCGATCTCGCTCTGCGGCTCGCTCGCGATCTAAACGCCGGCGTTCAATCTGCGCGCGCTCAAGAACCTGGAGAAGAACAAACGCAATGAATACAAGGACGCCGGTCATTAGGGACATGAAATCACCTCAAACCAAATCAGAATGGTGAGCCGCAATGGCAGATGAAAACGAAGTAAGGCTACCGTACGACTATTACCCGGACCCGACAAGGGGTAGGCCCGTTTACAATGGGTTTATCTATATCGGAAAGCCCGACACTGACCCCCAAGTCGTCTCTAATAGGCTTCAGGTTCGAGCCTTCCAGGAGAATGGTTCATCTGTTCCAATTGCCCAGCCAATCCGAACAGGGGCAGGTGGAGTACCCGACTTAAACGGATCATCTGTTCAGCTTCAGGTGAGCGGCGAGTACAGCATAAAAGTTCTGGATCATTTGGGCGCTCAGGTCTATTACGCGCCGTCGATTATCGGTGGCATTCGCCCTACCACAATTGTGCGTACACAATTTGTTCCTCTGAGTATCAACCTTACAAACCGATTCATTAACAGCAATTTGTTTGATCCGAATACGACTGGGACAGACTATTACGCGCTGCACCCCGCCGCGGCTGACTTTGGGGATATTTCAGTATCTCCGTTCAATATCGAAAATATTCCCGCTGAGCGCTTCGATCTTGCGGCTGGAAGCGGAACTGTGGACTTAGGAGGTCTGACATAATGAGCACTCAATACCAGCTTCGTAGAGGCACTACTGCAGAATGCCTGTTGTTCACTGGCGCGCAGGGTGAGGTCGTCGTAGACACGGACAAGAATACTCTTGTTGTTCAAGATGGGGTTACGGCCGGCGGTTACCCTCAGGCGACTCAAGTTCAGGTTAGCAACGGGACCTTTTACTACAACGAGGATGTGAGCTCTGCTGCAGATGCGTACATCCTCATCCCTAAGACCACAACGAATGTCCCCACTGCATACTTTGATGGCGTGCAGTTTGGCTTTGTCTCCGTCCACCCAAACACTGGGCCTTCTACGGCCAACTTCCAAGGTCTTGGGGTAAAAAGTCTCAAGTACCCAGGAGGTGTTGACCCGCTTGCAGGTGATATCAATGGCCGGGTCTACCTGATTTACGATGCTGCAAATGGCTGGCTTGAGATTCAAAGAAAGGCCATTGGGCCACCTCCTCAGATCAGAACCGTCGGTGCATCGGTATCAGGTAATGCTGTAACTGCAAGCCTCAGCCCTTGCACAATCGACTTTCGCTCATCCTCGTTGGGTAACGGTACACCGACCACCCGAAATGTTACGTCGACAATCAGCGTAACCGCACCAAGTGGCGCAACTCTTGGCACTCAAAGCGGCGTATCAAGTCGGATTGTTATCCTGGCGATTAATGGCCCAAGCGGGGCTGAGCTGGCGATTACGAACTTGGCGGGTGGCTTGAATCTGGATGAGACCACTCTGATCAACACCGTAGCTATCAGCGGCTCTGCAACATCAGCCAGCGTTGTTTACTCGACAACCGCACGTACCGGCGTTCCATTCCGCGTTGTTGGGTTCTTTGACTCAACACAGCCTTCTGCTGGTGTTTGGACGACGACGCCCTCTCAAGTCCAGGGGCAAGGTGGCCAGACTATCGTTGGCGCAAGCACTACCAAGATAACTTCAGGATCGTCGCAGAGTACTATCGGCACCTCAACTGATTTCACCAGCATTCCAGCAGGCGTAAAACGCATAACCATATCCCTTTCAGGTGTAAGCACAAACAGCTCATCTTTCTACCTGCTCCAGATTGGTGCTGGCTCAGTTGATACCGCTGGGTATTCAGGCGTTTCAGCTTCGGGCACAGCGCTCGGTGCAAACTCGACTGCCGGCTGGCTGATCGGCGTAAACCAGACGGCAGCTGGACTTTACAGCGGATTGGTAACGCTCGTGAATATTTCTGGTAACACCTGGGTTGAGTCTGGATGCGTTGGGGCTCCTACCCTCGTTGGCTCCATATCTTCCGGTACCAAAACCCTGTCTGGAGTATTGGATAGAATCCGACTCACCACAGTTATCGGCACAGACACTTTCGATGCTGGCTCAATGAACATTCTCTACGAGGTGTAGTTATGCTTTATAGATACGAGTATGACCTTTCATCTGGCATCAGAACTGAAATCAATCAGAGGGTCTATAGGAACTCTGATGAACAAACTATCATCCTCGACGAAGGAACTCCGATCCCGCCTGGGTTCAGAGAAATAGAAGATTATGACCAGGTAAAAACTGGCCTAGAATAATATTTAGTTCTATCCTTTAAGTGCATAGCTGCTCCTATGCTTGTTTTCTAATAGGAGCAGCTGGCATGAAAAAAATACTTTTGATATTGGCGTTGTTGCCCTCTGTTGTTTTCGGCGCAGCATTTGATATGTTTATCTCGCAGAGAAATATAGCAAACACTGCTACCCTAACCAGAACTATGCCTCTTCCAGAGCTTGGAGTTACAAGCCTTCTCGGCATAAATCCCTATACCAATGAGCCCATAATGTGGAAGCTTGGATCTTCCATGTCGACGCTAACAGGTGAATTGCAGTGCGGCCCAAACTGGGTAAACGTTGTAGACAAGCCGATCTTTGCCGCGGTCGCTACCAGTGGCGACTACAACGACCTGCTCAACAAGCCAGTGCCATCAGCCCAGGTTAACTCGGACTGGGATGCAACGTCTGGAGTTGAACAGATTCTCAACAAGCCGTCTCTGTCGGCTGTTGCTACATCGGGGAGTTATGCAGATCTGTCAGGGGCGCCATCAATCCCAGCTGCTCAGATCAACAGCGACTGGGCCGCGGCAAGTGGTGTGGGGGAGATCCTGAACAAACCTACCACTTTAGCTGGATATGGCATCACAGATGCGTATCCATTGACTGGTAACCCGTCAAGCTTTTTGACTGGGATCACCAGCGGCCAGGTTATTGGGGCTCTTGGGTTCACCCCCTATAGCGCCTCCAACCCATCCTCGTTCATCACTCAGTCTGGTGCTCGATCGGCAATTTCTCTGACTACGACAGGGACTTCTGGAGCAGCCACCTACAACAGCGCGACAGGTGTTCTGAACGTACCGAACTATGCTCCGGGCACCGGAACCGTGACGAGTGTCTCTGCAGGCTCTGGGCTCAGCGGAGGGACGATCACTACCAGCGGGACGATCAGCATGCCAAACACAGGAACTGCTGGTAGTTACTCAGGCGTGACAACCGATGCTCAAGGTCGCGTTACCGCCGGCACTGTTCGCAGCCAGTCTGCTGCAACACGAGCGCTGAACACCGTGTTTCAGGTGAGCTCGACCCGTGATGCAGTTGTTCAGTATGCCGTGCAGTGCACTGTGACTGCTTCAATCGGTGGGGGCCAGGATGGTGATGTGTTCCTAGACATAGCCAGTGATAGCGGGTTTACCGCGAACGTGCAGAGCGTTGACGTAGCGCCATGCAGTCAAACCTATACCCTTGCAATCGCTCTCCAAGGCGTTCAGAAAGGGCCTGCAAATGTGCGTGGCTACGTTCCTGCCGGCTACTATGCTCGCATTCGGACCGTGAACAATACCGGCACGCCTGCTTTTGCCTACCGCCTCGGCCAGGAGGTTTTGCAGTAGAAAAGAACCGGGCGCCTCTATGGGCGCCCGGCACCTACCGCAGAACTGCTCTTCTGTGGGAGGCTTGAAAATGTTATCACCACTTGCATGTATGCATATACAGTTGTTTTGATTTTTTGATCGTTCGGCAGGACGCCGGAGGAAGGGATATTATCAGCTTCAGCTCAGGTCAGGATTTGAGCCAGCGCCGAAAAAATAGTACAGCAGGTAGTACATCGGAAAGCGCAATTTGGAGGTTGGCCCAGAAAAGGCTGGTGTTTTTTGCCTGAATTAGACTCCGGCTTCGGGCACCATCTATTTCAAGGGCTTGCACGGTTTTGTGAGTGAGCCTTACTCTGAATCAATTCGCAACTTCAAATACTGCTCCGCAATTCACTTTGTGGGTGAGACCTTCTTGCCCTTACGATTGCGCGTGCACTGTTCGGTCATCTCCAAAGCGGGAGGGCTAAATGAGCTGGAAGCGTTTTAAGGTGGCGATCCTGTATGTCGGTGCTGTCCTCATGCTCGTGCAGGCCGGGCGACATTTGGCCGATGGTGCTACAAAGCTCGATAACGTGGGGCCCGCAATCATTGCCTTGGGGATCGCCTACTACTTGATCAGGCGAGCAAGAGCGTGTGCCGGATAGCATGGCGGCAACTTGATCTTGATTGATAGATCACACTGTCACTAGTTGTCGAGTAGGCGGGTAAATCAACTCAGCGCTCGGATACTTGGCATGCTCTTGCGGCAGAGAAGGGCTTGCGCCCCTTCAGCATCGATGAATCCGCTATGTGCGTCTATTTGTTGGCGCCCTGATCGCCAGGTATTTGCCGGTGGTTCTTTGGGGGAAGTTCGCAAGTAGAGGTGGTGAAAAAAGCCTGGTAACTCTAGGCCGAACTATCTGGCAGTAGTGGTACCGTCTACGCTACATCTCTGGAACCTGCTAGATGGATAGTCAAAGTCCACCTCACCGCATCGCAACGCCTCTAGTTGCGTCAAGCGCTGAAAGCCCTGCCGTTCACCCACCTGTTTGGCATCGCGGCCCGGACTTGCTGACCATTGGAAGCACGGGGGCGGCCATTTTGGGTTTCTGCTTTGTGGTGCTTGGGTTGTTGCCGGGCTTGGTGCTGACGCTACTGCTCCTACTCGGGTTCGAAGCGATGCCAGGTGAACCGAGCGGCGATGGGTCTAGCCTCACAACGTGGTCGTTCATCCTGCTCCTGTGTGGGTCTGTTGTGCTCATGGGGCTGGTCTTCGCGTGGATTTTTTCTGCATCTAGAGTGCTGGCCTTCACGTTCGACGAAAACCAGCAACTGCTTACTCTCACGGTCACCCGTCGCGCTCGCAAGCCCGCCGAAGTGCAAGTGCCATTTAGCGACATCATTTGTATCTGCCCTTACGTGCTCGCCAGTTATGACCGCGATGGCCATTTTAGTGTCGTGTGCCAGGGGCCGAGGGGCAAGGAGCTCGTATATCGATTGGCCGAGGGCACTTCTCTGGAGGAGATGGAGTTTCATGCTGCGTGGTTGCGGGGAATGATAGGGGACCGGATGCAGGAACTATTGAATCTGGATAAATGA